TCCGAATACATGCAATCCACGAATGATATCGCTGAAGGTTTCAGTTGAACGTACAACTTCGGTCTTCGCAATGTGCGAAGCAGTTGCAGTTGATGACATGTGACCTGCAAGAACAAGGTTCTCTGAGCCGTCAGTCGCCAGACCAGTCATAGTCACTTGGTCTGTACCACCTGTTGAATTCAAGGCAGTTGACTTGTAGCAGTTAAAGCCAGCAATGTTGCCCTGCATAACAAGACCGTTACGCAGAGGTGAAGTACCGTCGCCAGTTACCTGAACTTCGGCAAACTTCGCACCTGCACTAAACAGATTCTCGTAGAATGCTGGTGGAGCAACGAACCAACGATTCTCTTCAGGAACGCTCTGGTCATCCAGAACACGTGCCATCAGAAGCATCAGGTTGATGCCATTATCTTTGGTACCTTTCACATCAATTGGAGCAGCAGCCGTGCCCAAAGCTGTGTTTGTGGTAGTCAAGCCGCCTGTCAAAGAAGCGTCGTCGGCACCAGCAAGACCTGCGCCATCAGAGATAGCTTGCAGGACGTTGGCATCGTACTTGCGCTTCAGTGAGAAGGCACCTGATGAAGTTGCCAATGCCTCAAAGTTTACGTGAGACTGACGCTCTTCGATGTCGTCAATCTTGAAACCAAAAGCATTTGCTTGGTCAACAACCATAGTAATTTGGTCGTCAGCCAAGTCTTGTGGGTTAACTACGGAACCACGCGCATATGAAGAAACCGTAATTGTTGGTTCCTTGATAATGCGAACGGTATCGCCAAAGTTTTCAATTTCCCCCGCGTAGTCGGTATTCGTAATGTCTTCGACAACCGAAGCGCGACGGAAGAACTTGAGAACCTTTTGGCTAAAAATTTCCGGTGTAAAGTTACCGGAAGGCAGGTTATTATGACCTGATGCACTATTAAAAGCCATTAGTCTTTTCCTTCCTCATTTGAGGTTTAAGAGTTATAATCGATTCGGCCTTCAGCCCGTGCGGCGTCGAGTTCTGCTTCATTCTTTTCGAACTCCCACGGTTTCATCTTGCCGATTTGTGAAGCTTTCCAAATCTTCCCACCACTATCTTTTGTAGCGATTTCTTTGGGTGCTTGGCGAGTTACAGCGGCTGCTGCGTCACCTTGCTTAGATCTAGTCTGTTTCGGTTTTTTGCTGATGTTATTATCAGCTTTGTAGAGATCAATAACCCGTGCAGCTAAACGAGCGTTAGTGCTGTTTTTATAGATCCCGTCACTTAGTGATTCTGGCTGTTCATCTAACCATTCCAAGAATTCACTGCTTGATTTCAACTCATCAAAGTCCGGGTGAAGCTGGAGAAGTTCAGCGTATGCCTTCTTCTTTTCCATCTCCTTTTCACGTTCCTTGATTACGCCAATCTCATTTTGCAATTCAGACAACTGAGCCTGTGCTTGCATAGCAGAAACCGACTGGACGACTTCGAATATTTCAGGATAGTTGTCCTTAAATTTCTGCAGTTCTTCCATTGTTTTCGGCATTGGAATACCTTGTGGCATTTCAACATCGCTGGTACGTACGGCAGATTTAAGTTCACTAATCTCCTGTTTGAACTCGTTGACCTTCTCATCATAATGACGTTTTAGGTCGTCGTAACGCTTCTTGTAATCGTGTGATTCTTCCGGCTGTTCTTTCTTTGCTGCTGCAAAGCTTTCTCCGGCTTCGCCTTCTTGCTGAGTAGCCGAAACTTCTTCGGGGTCAGCATCATCACTCTGGGCTTCTACCTCTTCATCTTCATTTTCGTAGACTTCGTCGCGGTACTTTCCTCTGTACAGCTTATCGTCATTGATGGTTCCGAAAGAGTCGTTTGCTTTGTTGGCACGGTGGCCTCTTGCTTTTGCCATTTTGTTTACCTCATGTTGCGGGGCCACATGGCTGTGGGTAGCCGCTCCGGTTGTGCTGGGGCCGCGTTGCGGGTAGCCAGCGAATCTTCTACAGACCTAAGAGTCCCATCGCTTTAGTAACAAAGCCTTCTACTTCTTTAGACTTTGTGCGTTTAGGAACTTTACGGTCTTGTAAAACTTTTTGTGCTAAATCCTGATACATTTGTAACTGTTTGCGAGTAGAAGCCAAACTAGCTGCCGAACTTGATACCTGCTGTTTTTGAGGTTCCGTGTACGTTTCAGGTATAGAAGGTTTTACTTTTCTAGCTTGCTTTCTATTCATATAATCTTGAGCATCAAACAGGTGTTCTTCCCTGCTTATAGTCAGTCTTTTGTCTTCAGGGATGTTATATGTATTAGCAATGTAGTCTAAGGCAGCATGTCTTAATTCGTGTATGAGTACGAGGTTTGCGTCTTCTCTTGAATAATTTCTAGCCTCATTTACAAAATACGAAATACCGCCTGATGGTTTACGCATGTCTATTTTTACACCTTGAGATTGTGCTGCGTCCATCATCTCTCTATCATCACCAGTAGCTACTCTTCTAGCTTGAACATTTCTAGAAGATACAGCAGGTGTGTACATACCACCTGTGCCTACTTTTATATCTTCTTTTGCACGTCTTGGTAATACAATTGCATTAATATCTAATAGGCCTTTTTCATACAAGTTAAAGCCTAGACGTGCTAGATTATCCTCTTGCATGTATTCTTCTAGGTCGGCCCTTAACTCTACGTCAGCTAAAGCTTCTTTTTTACGTTGTGGGTTACTTAAAGGAACAACCTTGTCACCCTTTGCGAACTTTTTTCTATCGATGAAGCCACCCCCTGCGGCCTTTTGCCTACGAGCAATCTCTTTCTTTCCACGATTGTTGATCTTGTTAAGTCTGTCGTAGCCGATGATCTTTGCAATGTGTGGGGGTATGATTACCTCGCCTTTAGATACGGCGATTTGTACTTCTTGGCTAACGCCTGATTGCCCTGCGTCACCTGCTTTAGAATAGGCTTTGCGAATCATCTTTTCGATGTCGTCGCGTCCTGCGAAGTCGGCTGCAGCGGCGTTGATTACAAAGGTGCCTTCCTGTACGTCACGGGGTTGGTCGTCTGCTACGCTAACCTTGTCGGGTTGCGTTTGATTGCCACCGACGAACTCTGGACGCTCTGCAAAGCCACCCTCTTGGTAACCGACGCGACCACCTAGTCTAAAGTCTCCTTCTTCTTCATCTCCGCCATCATTTCCTCCTCTTCCTGAACCAGCATCAGCATCATCTGCGGCTTCTGCAGCATCGTTATCGGCTGAACTAAAGCCCCCGCCGTCACCACCGCCCGGACTTGGATCGTATTGATCTGCCATAGCTTTGTTTATTTCATCTTGAACTTCTTTTGACATCGGATCTCTAGTATCTGGTGCCACTTCACTATCACCCCTGAAACCACTAAAGGTGCTGTAGCCCTGATCGTTCATACCGCCTTCACCGGGGGTTCCTTGAACCACAAAATCGTCACCATTGATAACCGAATTTAACTCATCGGCAGTTAAACCTGTAGTCTTTGTTGCTCTGTCGATAGCTTCTTTGTAATAGGCATCTTGAAAGGCATTGTTTTTAGGTTTTCCAAAAATATTGTCTAGAGAAAACGAAGATGGCAAACCTGATCTAATAGAATTTACGTCTGTCCAATTCATGACGTTAGATTTGAACATACCGTTTACTTTATCAGCAAGTGACTGCGCCTGTTCTTTAGTACCCATTGCGGCACCGCTACCATCTAACATAGTCCAACCACCTGTATCTGGGTTGTACGCTCCACCTTGTGCAGCCATTTCTTTGCCTGACATGTTGAACATGGCTTTTCTGCCCGTAGCTTCTCCCCACCTTCCAGTAACTTCATTAAACTTTTCTAGTTCCAATGATCCGGGAAGATATCCACGCCGAACAGCTTCTAAGGATTGCATTTGTTTTTGGCTCATACCCATGAGATTGCCACTGTACATAAGACTTCCCGGATTACGGCTAATCATCATGCCATTAACATCCATGAAAGCACCGCCACCGATAGCCTTTATTCGTGCAGCGGTTTGTTGCTGGATAGCCATGTTTGCTGCGCCACTAATGGAAGCAAGAGCACCCATAAATCCTACACCTGCTACAGATAGTCCTAGACTTAAAACGGGCGGAGGCCCAATCGTTCTTGGTTTACCTGTTGGGCCTGTAATAGTTGGGCCAGAACCAAAGTCAAGGGCACCTGACACTTGTTGTGCACTACTCGATTGAAGGTTGCTTGTAAAATTGCTAAAAAAGTCGGATACTAAGTCACTTTTTCCTTTTACTGTAGTTTTTCCAGTCTTAGGATCTGTTTCAAAAGACTTGGAATACCCGGATGTAGTCACGTTACCCATCTGATCAAAACTAATAGTTGATGGGTTTAACTGACCTTCATTATAAAGTGTTACATTATCAAGCGGATTAGCTCCGCTTTTGAGAGCATTTTCTAACGCAGTTTTACCTACATCTTCAGGACCATCGCCACCAATAGGTTTGAAAATGTCTGGCCCCGTGTCTTGCTTTACCTCTTCTTCTGATTTATCTTCGTCCATCACGGTACTTTGAATACCAGTACCCAGCGTCTGTGTGTAAAAATCTACACCACCACTTAAATATTGCTGTTCGCTAATACTTTCTGGATTGAAAAAAGACGTATAGTTTGTACCGCCTGTCATATCCACAGTCGGCTGTGCGCCTATATCTAATCTTGGTAAACCGATGGTTGGGTCAGTTGCCATTCTTAATCACCTCTTTGTGGTCATCCTTCAATCTCAGGAGCGTTTCCAGTAAAGCCAGCTTCCCCTGCACTTGGCGCAGTTCCGACTCCGATTGTGCCATTACCACTCCCCGAACCATCAGTTCCCTCAACTCCCCCAGATACTCCACCAGCAGGGGCCATTCCTTGCTGTTGACCACCGGGGCCAGCTTCGCTGCTTGCTGCTTGTTGAGCATTTTGCATCATTCCTTGTAACATCTGAGCGTAAATTTGGGCTTCGTTCTGGTCGTTGACTAGGCTATCTGGATCGATATCCTGTGAGATTGCAAGTTCTTTCATCAAGTTTGGTATCTTGATAAACGGAGCAAGCATTGGGTTAGCGACAGTTTGAAGAAGGGCTGTGAGGCGTTGGCTGCGTACTTCTTTTTGCATAACAGCAGCTACACCGCGTGGCTTGATTTCCAAGTCGCCTTCGACATCTTCTACCTTATCGTTAAATTGCATGTTCCACTGGAAGTATGCTTCACCGATAGGCTTCAAAAGATAATCGTCGATGTTCTTGATTACGGTCTTCATCGATAGACCTGCAGAACCCATCAACATAGATAGTCCTGCTGCTGTACGTCCAGTTCCGGTTACACCAGTCTGTCCGTGCATAATTGACGGGATACCCGTTTCTTCGTCTGCAAGCTGTCGGCTGATCTGATACATCTGAATGTTTTCAGGTGCTGTATTAGGAAACTTCAAGCCATTGATAGCTGTGCCTGATACACCCGACTGACGACGAAAGATCTTGCCGGGGAAAATATCCATGTTCTGTCCGGGAACCAAGCTTGCTTCATCTACGTCGAAAACTAGGTTGCCAGCAAGAGCAAGGTTATCTATTGCCATCCGAACGTGACCATTCATCAGCATCTGTGCATCTTCCATGTTCTCAGCTACACCAACACCCCACAACTGGTACGGGTTGATTTCGAATGGGAACGACTGGAATGGGATACGGGCTGGTGTGAATGGATTCAAGACACAACGAAGGATCTTTGTACCACATACCCACACGTTAACCTGTACCTGATCAAACTCGTTTAGGTCTTCTGCGCCTTCCATACCTGCTTCGTTAGCCATCTTAGCATCTAGGGTGCCCCAGTATTCTAAGACTTCGAAGCGGTTTTCTTGGTAGTACGGTTCAGTTTCATCTTCACGAATTGTATCTTCGTAGTACTTGTCCTCGTAGTTTGGCCCTTTTGCAAGGGTTTCTTCGATAGCAAGCGCATCGAAATGAGGACGCATAATCAAGCTGCGAAGCTGTTGACGGTTCATCCGGTGACGTTGGATTACGTATTCGCAATCGTCGAGAGATGTACCTGCCGGATCAGGGAAGAAGTCCCATATTGAAACCGACTCAATGCGAGGAACCACCTTTTCGTATGGCTCGTATTCACGATTACCGTCTTCGTCTTTTACCCACTTGTGAATTCGCTTGTAGAAGTTAAACGGCCCTTTGATGACGCCCGTACCCAACAAAGCAGATTCAAAGATTGCTTTACGGAATACATTGATGGCGTTGGTATCAAGAAGCTGATCGTGGATGCATTTCTCCATCCGCCGCGCCTGTTCTTTTGCAGGTTCAACTTGCGGCTCACCGACCTTTGCTTTTCCGGGAACTAGGGCATCGCCGAACTGCTCACCGTATGCACCCATACTAGGTGCTGTGGCTTCACGTGCTCCGGGTGGTAACTCCCGTCCGTCACCTTCGTACCCGTACGGATCTTGCTGTTGTTGATCCAAAGGGGTAGCCATGTGTGCGAATTCCACGATACCTTCTGGCATCGGGGTAGATTCGACGACAAGCGGAAACTTCTTGTTGGCAAATAGGATATCTACAATCTGTCCGTACGCAGCAAGAACTTTCGTTTTGGTAATCTTGATGAATACCTTCGAACGTTCTGTGTCACGATACTTGGTCGTAGAATCGTAGATGCCCCTAAAGTTTTTGTACGTTTGTAACCAACGCTGCTCGTAGGAATAGCGTCCGTTTTCTGCGTCTTCAAAACGAGAACGAACGTAACCTGCTAGACCCGGTATGTCCCCTTCAGGATCAATTACGGGTACTGCAGCCTCGTCATCAGGTTGGAGATAATCGTCGGACATGTCGGTTCCTTAGTAGTCGCGTTCTTCTGCCATCTTCATCACTGAAGGATCAACAGTGGTTTTGGTCATCTTCTTAGGCATGTCTTCGGTGAGTACACCTTGCTTTGCCTTAGTGTCGAATTCCAAACCTTCGCGGTACAGCTTGTTAACGCCTTTTTGGTCGTCTACAGATTCTTTATCAGAGCCTGCAATGTAAGCTTCACCCATGTTGAGGTTCATGGTTCTCTCCTGTTATCTAGGGTTGCACAGTCATAAAGCTATCACCTTGTTGCATCGCTGCTTCGGCGGTTGCTTCGCGTTCGCGCATCGCCATTATATCGGCTTCACGCTGTCTCACCTGAGACATAAGTTGTTCTTGAGTTGCAGGACGCATATCTGGGGTTGCTTCTGCTTTACCTAATTCTGTTGGGGCCATAATCATTGGTACGGCTGCTGCTGGTCCAGCACCTACACCGACTGCCCGTGCACCGACTTCCATAGCTATGTCGGCTGCAGCTTGGGCAGGTTCTGTCAGGAACTGATAAGCACCTAGAGATGTTGCTGCCCCGATTGCCAACTTCCCACCAAAACGTTCCCAAAGTCCTAGACGCTTTAGTTTATCTACGTCTTCTTCTGGTACGGTTGAAAGGGGGTCAGTAGCAGATTCTGCTGTAATCTTGCTGCGAACTTCCTTCTTGATGGTTTGTTCCATTAGGCGACGTTCTTCTTTAGCCCGAATAGCAGCTTCGTCAATTTCTGGCATTTGGGCTTCTAGCTTCAGACGTTCTACTTCAGCTTGTGTAGCCGTTAGCTTCAGTTCTTGACTACGTGCTTCACGCACATCATCGATCAAATCTAGGTCAGCATCTGTTAGCTTACCTTGAACTTGTGTACCTACGATGTCTTGACCTTTAGGAATGACAGCTAGGCGGGGTGCTTCTGCGGCTTCTAATCCTGCTGCTGTGACACCCATAGAAGCAGGTAGTTCGTTCAAGGTAGACAGACCAAGAACCTCCCCGTACATGTTCTGTAGAGCACGAAGGGCTTGCTTTGCCGTTGTGCCTTCCTGCGTCATAACTTGTGATACGTAGTGCTTAGAAGTGATACCCTTCAAGCCATCGATTGTGTCATCGAAATTATCATGACCCAAGATGGTCGATGCTTCTGATGCGTAACCTAATTCGCTTGCAATGATAGATGGGATAATCTTACGAATATCCTTCACACCTTCGATCTTTCGTCCTAAGATCGACTCAAAGGGTTTGAAGCGTTCAGCAATACCGCCGGGAGCCTTGACACCAGCAGTCATTTTGTTTACAAAAGAAGTACGAACCTTTTTAGCTTCTTTAGATGTGAGATCTGTATTTGTGTCTTTAGGTAAAAATAAATATTCTCGCCCTTCTGCTTTTGCTTTTTCTGCAGCATCACGAAGTATTTCTAAAGATACTTCTGGGAGATCTAGAGCGTTACGGATTTTGTTACCGCGTCTAAACTCTTCTGTAAACCGTCCTGATTCAAAGTCAATATCCTCAACTCTTATCGTTGCTACTTCACCGGGACGCAATGGAACAAGTGCATTAAATGCTACTGCTGCACGGACACTAGGATCTTTTATAGTTGCAATGCCTTCTGTTAATAAAGGAAGAGACTGCTGTGCACCGGGAACTTTGTCAAAGGCTTTTGTACCCCGTGCTTGTGAAGCCTTTTTCAACTCCAACTTACGGGCTTTACCCTCTGCCTTAAATACATTCGGAGGTGGAGACAAATCATTTATAGCAGCTTGTTGTTCTACAGCAGACTGCACTGTAGCAAGGGTTGTAAAGTTTGCTTCTGTTCCTACTTCATTTAATTTTATAAGGAATTCATTTTCGCCTATAGTAAACCACGAATCGTCTAAAGACTTTCCTGCTTTTTCTACAGCCTTACGAACAGCGTTACGCTTACCTTCCGGCCCCATATCAATGGCTTCACCGATGGTAAGGGTCTGATTCTTGATCTTGTCAGCTATGCTCATGGATTAGTATCCGAATACTTCGTCTTGAACCTTGTAGACGTGGTTCTTGATTGCGCCTAATTGTTGGTGTATAGATGCGTAGCCACTCATACGGGTCATTACCATGTAACGTAAGGCGTCGTATGCGTGATCCTCTGCCTTCGTGTCTACGTCTTCGCTATTCGTCTTAGATAGAGGTATTCCCGCAAGCTGCTTAATGATATGCTGGCAGGAAGAAAATACTCGTAAGCGTGGTTCTTCTGTGTACGGATCATTACCTAATCTTCTGTGGATTTCCATCTTACCTTGAATACGGTTTCTGTCTGATGGCGTCCAACGTACACCGCAACGCATCATTGTCTCTGCTATAGATGGACCGAAACCAGTCTTGTTCCAGCACGAAGCATCTAAGACAGTATAGTGAGGTAGCGGATCAAATTCTTCTGCTTCTAGTATTTTATCAGCTAAATCTTCCGCTGTCAAGTGTTTTGCATACAACTCACGATAGACCCAAATATTATTATCCCAGTCAATAGCACCCCAAAGAACTGCAGACGGGGATGAATATCCATAGTCCGCCGCTCTAATGCGAGGCCAATTGGTAGGTAATTCGAAAGGTTCGACAACGTGTCTACTCCGTGAAAATTCTGGGAAGGCCGCTCCCTCTGCCACATCCCAATCCCCTTCTAGAAGTCTCTTCCGCTCAACTTCTGGGAGCGAACGCAACATGGCTTCGTATTGTCCGTCTGCCATGAGGTGGGGATTATCAGTCAACCGTGCAGGAACAAACTTGCGGTAGAACAACGGTTGACCTGCCTTCTCGTGACCGTTAGGCCATACAAAGGGCTTCATAGTATCTATATCATATGCAGCAAACGGTTCGTTTTCTGTGCGTGAGTCGATGTACATCTTCTTGACCCACCAGCCACCGACACCGCCGGGGTTAGCTGTACAACGCATATATAGATTCTTTTGAAGTTCAGGATCTGTGGAACGTAGTCGGGAACGTAGGTAGTCCCAAACGTAAGGGGTTGGGTATTGTGTAATTTCGTCGATACCTATCCAGTTAAAGGCTTGACCCTGAAAACGGGTTACATCTTTGTCTCTGTCTAGATAGGTAAACCAAATCGTGGCACCTGATGGAAAGACCCACGTTGATTTTGATTCGCGGAACTTTGCTCCGGGGAACGCCTTTGTGTATAGCTGGCGTGATTTATCTATAAGTTCGGTTAGTTCGTCAAGAGTACGTCTTAGAAGAAGGCCTCTGTGATTAGGGTTGTGGCAATAGCGTAAGGGGTCAGCAAGTAAAGCAAACGACTTACCGCCGCCAGCTGCTCCCCCGTACAATACATCTTGTTCACCTGCCGAAAGAAACTCCTCTTGAGGGCCGGGATTAGCTTGGAAGACAACTTCAGAATCACCCACAAGGTCGGAAACGGACGAGGGTAAAACGGAGAGATCTCCCATGTCAACGACATTCGTTCCTTTTCCTGCAACTCCCTTTTCGACTTTTCCAATTGTTTCTTCCAGCTTTCGGGCATAACTTCTCTGTGCTTCCGCTTTCTTCGTAGCTTGTGTAGCTTTTTTCTTTGCAGCCCTTAAACGCTTCTGTGCCCCACGACGGGCACGTTCAGCGGTAGATAGCTGATAGTTTCTTTTTTTCTTTGGTGCGTCGGTTTCCGACAAGGTTACTTCTCCGCAGATTTTGCTGCAGAGCGTCCCTTAGAGTTTGGGTTGGCTTCATTCCATTTTTTCATGCCAGCCTCAACCATTTCTTTGTCGTCACCGTAAACGCGAACGAGATGATTGTACGCATCACGCTTGTTCATCGTTGTGTAGTCTGTTACCATGTCTTTTGCAGACTGGTAGATGTTTCCGAAAAATTCCATAGCTTCTATGCCTTATAGTTTGCTTTACGTCCGCGACATTTTCCGCCGTGTGCCATAGCTTTTCTTTTTGGTTTTGCTGTACCACCGTATGCCAATTTTTGCTTTTTTGGTGGGATGAGTTCGTTTTTCAACTCTGCGTATGACATATCAGGATTTCTGTCTATAAAACTTAAAATGCCCATTGCGTCGTCGGGAGATAAGTCACGACCTTTGAACATCTTATTCATTGTGCTGCCGTGCTTCTCGTACAAACGTTCGAACATCATATCCAAACCTTTTATGCCAAAGACATATTTATTTGACAGAGGATTTTCAGCCATCGATCACGACTTCTTTCTTTGGTGGCAACAGGACTACGCCGTGTACTGCCGTTACGTTGTGGTTAATTTGTTCCTGCTTTGCTACGCCGACACGATTGAGTAGCGATTCGGCAGCTTTGAGGCGCAGGTCGTCACCTCTTTCCGGGGCGGGGTTATCGATTGTATCGACAAGTCTGTTTGCGGCTTTTAGTGCGTTGGTTGCCAAAACCGACTTGGTGCGTTCTACAATCTCATCTGCAAGAGTGGACTTCAACCAAGCGGCTGATCCACGTGAATACCCAGCATCTATAGCGGCAGCAGTTACCTGACCACCGTTTTCAAAGAGCAATTCTAGGAACCGCTCCTGTTGTTGGGTCAGTTCCTTCTTCTTGTGTGTCTGGGGTAGTAGATTCATCGTTATTTTCCGAAACCGACAGACAACGCCACTTCACATCTACAGGAAATAGCTGCTGGGCTATAACCAATGCTTCCATTTCAATTGTTCTTTGTCTGCATTCCTGTTTAGTGGGGTACGGACCGCGTGTATCTCGTAATTCTACACACATATCCGGCAAAACCGACAAACAGACAAGTATCCATGCCTCTAACATATCGGTTTCCTTTGTCTGTGGGATGTGGGTGGTTAATTTGTAGCCTTCATGTGCCCAATATAGCAAAATATGATGGTTTTATGGTGGCATGTGCTAAGTAAACCTCTGCCCACATCACAAGTATAGCTACTATATCCATGTAAGTCAACAGGAATATCAGTGTCAATTACTTTTTTTAATAAAAAAATAAAAATTACCTACGATTTTGATTGACAAATTGGGATTTGACCTATACAATGGGGTTAAGACCCACCGGGAAATAACCCAATACCACCCCGCTACCCCTACACGTCGGTTTCCAACCCCTCCGGGATACCCCGCTGGGGTTTTTTTTTGTCTAAACCACCGGATAATCCGCTGGGGAACCCCCTACACGTCGGTTTCATACCCATATCGATAACCTAAAATATATAAAATTGCTGTCGGGATTGCATAGCATATGCAGGGGGGGTGTGGTGGCCCTTGCGCCCCCGTATAGTCACATTTTTATCTTTCCCCATCGGTGATGCCGTGGCGCACCCCGAAACCAACACCCCACACAAAACCGACTAGTTAATGCCCCGCCGGATATATCCCGCGCACACGCGCAACCCGCGTATTGTCATTTGCCATATTGGTAACCCTACTGGCTTTTAGTCGGTTGCATATACACACAGAAAAAAGCCACCAGTTCACCCGCATATTATCCTGTGATATCAAACCCAACGGTTATATTTTAGACGATAGCCAAAAAAGAACCCCGCCGGACTAGCCAAGCGGGGTCAAGTGGGAGGAATACGGGTCGGTTTCAGTCTCTGGATCTATCCCATATTTCGGCAACCAAACACCAGCAAGCGATAGAAACCCAAGCCAGCAACACCAGCATCAGAATATTACTTGCTATCATCACTGGCCCCCTTAACTGTCAGGTTGAGCCGCGCAACGGTGCGTGGGTTATCGGTTGCATGGGTATAGTGGTCAAAGCCTAATGACCGCAACAAAGCTTTTGCCGCCGCCGCTTGTGTCTCCAGTGCTTCGATTGATTGCAAGATTAACGCCGCTTCAGTAGTGGTTAAAACAACCATGCGCTTAGCGTCACTGTCAAAGTCGCTCTTATCAATTGATATTGTGCTTTTCATAATGTTGGTTCCTTCTTCGTTGGTTTAAGTGAGACTGGCAACACTGCGCCGCCAGCCTCTGATATTATTAGTCGGTTTCCGCTTAGCTGGCAAGCTTGTATTTTGGCCGCCGTAATCCCTTACGGTCGCAAACAATCTTGTAACCCTCGCCCCGCAATTGCTTAATGCCTTGATGAACAGACTGTTCAGTCATTCCGGATTCACGGGCAAGGCTCTTGATGTTTAAGCCATGTTTGCGTGTAGCAATGGCCCGAAACAACTTATGAAGTTTTGAACCCTGCCGGAAAGTACGTTGATCCCTGCCGCGTTCACCCCGCCGCCGCTTAACTGGCTCAAGCTGTTCACCATGCATGCCAGTTTGAAAATCAAACTCTGCCTTGAACCGCTCATACAGCTGGGCCTTAACATCGGCACGGACTGCTGACACAAGCTGGTTGCAAAGTTCGTTGATATGTTCGTTTTTAATGGTTCCAGTCATTGGTTAGTTTCCTTTTTACGTTGTTAGATTGCAAAAAATACAGCAATTAGTGACAACAACAAAATCACTAAGGCCAAACGGTAAATAACGATGAAAAGCTTCAACACGTCAGTCATGTTATGCCGCCACCGATTCCAGATATTGCCATGATGGGCTGGTGATAACGTCGCGCACCCTATCATTGCGGGTTCGTTGCACCATGTGCTGGCTGGCTGTATTTTTACCAGTTTGCCGCTCGACACCATCCGACGCCGTCCATGTAACGTTGGTGTGCGTTGCCCAATGGGTCAGGGCATTATAAGCGGCCCACATTGTCTGCCCCAATTCCCGCGTTTCTTGCGCGAATTGATGCATCAAGTAGTTAAATAGCCGTTCATTCACTGGCTTGACGTGGCCTTGTTCCGCCGCCTTGCCGGATTTGGCACAGACTGTTTCCGCCAGTATTTGCCCAAATTGTTCATCCGATAAACGGGCACCCCGCCAGCGGTTCATCAATTCAAGCTGGGTTTCCCACATATTCAAACCCATTGCCGCCTTGCTGATTAACGCGGCTGGCTCAAGGTTTTTAGTGTGTTTTGATTTCTGGTGATACGCCTTTTCACCGCCAAACACCAACGTATTGCGGCACAAGTCACGATATGCCCCGCTGAATATTTGGAAAGCCCAACTCATATCAATGCTGTTGAAAATATCCATGCGGCAAACCACATTGTCTTGTTTATCACCGACTGCATGTTGCAAGTCCATAAAATGCACGGTGCGATGGGCACGCAAACCATCATCATATATTCGGTCAAGCACTTTTACATTACCAACTGGCAAATCAGACCCCGCCAAGATATCCGCATGATTAGCGAAGAGTTCATCATGTGGCACGAGCTTATAACTGGCACCTATTGGTCGCGTGTCCAGTAGTTCACCCGTTGCAATATTCTGCAAAGCTGAGTAATTCGGCACGGGTGTAGATTCGCACAATTCAATGTCAGAATAGTCTTGACTGGTTATGGCTTCAATTGGCACCCGCCGCACCGAACCCATATCTTGAAATAGCTGGGTGTTTGATACGTCATTATGGTGGTAATAGGTTGCGCTGCCCTCGCGCTTATATTCGGGCTGGATTAAATCAAACATTCGTTTCGTTCCTTTCGTTGTTTGATTAACAATAACACAACTATACACGGTTTTGACCGGACGGGAACCCAATTCCCAAATTTTTTTTTGGATTCCCGCCCCGCCCCGTTGGACAGGCCCCGCTACTCAACCTGCCCGATGATGCCACCGCCGCCAGTAAAACCAACAAACCGATGCGGCATGACACCCCAAAAAATTCTAGTGTCGGCCCGTTTGTCACGTCAATGCGTTTGAAACAAAACCTGCATATCTTTTGCCGCCCAGCATATTGTGCACGTGGCGCACGATTCGGTTTTACCCGTTTGTTCTGGACAGATTACCGATTTGTTTTTGACTGGTTTAAATAGGTCGGCACTGTTCGCGCTGAATTTATAATTTGGTGCATTACTGAAACGGACAGCAAATCGGTCACCAAACCTATTTCGACAAAATGCGATTTCATTTCCGATCTCACTAGTAGGGGCATGCCCAGTAAATCCCCAGATAGCTAGATTTTCATGCAAACAAAGTAAATTTGCCCAAGTCCAAACATATTGTTTACTGTAAAAATCACCCAACACGTGAAGCCGGATAATCACCCCGCGATACAACCCGCAAAGCTCTGCAACCTCTTTTTGCAATGCCGCTTCAAGTTCCGGCCCGTGCTGGATACGGTGCCCGAACATCATGTTATTGCCATAGCAATCATCCCAATGATAGCAGTAACGAGGGCACGTTGCCCGTTCTTCAAGCGTCAAGGTATAAATCACATAACCCTTGAACCTGCCTTTTTTAATTACGGGTAGTTTATCTTTTGAAAGCTTCTTGTTTTTAGATTGCTTCAAAACAGATTTAGATTCGGCAACCGTGCGTCTACTTTTTGGATACATGGTCGCGGCTGGCTTGTTTATATCTGCTTTTTTCATTTCGTTGGTTCCTTTCGTTTGTTGGTTTGCAAACGTTAAGGATAAAATCCGGTGTGGTCAAGCGGTTTTATTTTGGCACCCTGCTTTTTTAAATAACAAACCGGACAATAAAAC